TATTTCTCGATAATTTTCAATCACAACTTCACTTTTCAACACATATGACCAATTTTGATAAAAGTGATTATCCTGAAGTACTTTATTTGTGCTGAGGCGACCATCATTATTTGTGTAATATCCCGCAGACTGACACAATGCTCCTATGGAGACAGATCCTGAAAATCCTGATCCTCGAACTGATTGAACTTGCATTGTTGGAGGAACAATATAATTGATTCCAAAGTCATCAATATTGATTTTTCGAATTCCACCAACACTATCAATCTCTACAACCGTTCCTGTTCCTTGCTGCCCACTTGGGTCATTTGCAACAAACAAAATTCGATCACCAATTTCATAGTCACTTCCACCATTCGTAATCGTAAGTGAAGAGACTACACTGTAAACCTTTACCTCATGAAACTCTTCATCACCATCAGTGAAATCAACACCGAGACTTCCTGTTGTAAATGTCCCATTTCTTCCCGAAAGTAATAGTTCTGCAACAGGAAAGTTTCCTATCTGATATACAGAGACATCAACAACTCTTGCTGTTGCGGTTATCTTTCCTGCATTGTTCTTTTGAACGATGTTGTTTCCTGCAACGCGGTAGATCTGATCTCCTAATACATTTGAGATTCTCAGATAGTTGTTTTGTGTCCATCGACCTGATGATAGTCGCAAAATATCTTGTTTCGGATAGTAAAATTCAACCGCTGTATCATAAAGAATTCGAAAAAGAAACTCATAAGACTTTTCCGTTCCCTTTGCCAAGTAGAATTGCTTTATGTTTTTGAGAAGTCTTCTCGGATCAACGGGATCATTTGTTGTCTTGTTAATCGCTAGATTCTCAGGAAAATTCAACAAATACTCTTGCTTGAAATGATCAATGAATTGGTCAAGTGTGCTATCAATATCAGGAATGTCATGCATATCCATCGGAGAAAGAATTTTCCCCGAATTTCGCTTTAATCCAAGCCACTCGTAATATGCCGATAGAAACGAAACAAGTGTAGGATGATCAACCCTGACAAACTCGGGAAGTCTATCGGGTACAAAATTTGAAAGTTGGCGTTCTAAGTCAATACTCATTCGAATTATCTTGTGAAGGAGGCATCACTTGCGTTTCGGTCAATGTTTGTTTTTTCAGGGATCGCAGTTGCCACGATAGACAACTCATCAATTTGAATAATTTGATTTCTTCTTGCAAAAATATCACTCTTTTCGGGAACTACCGTGACATAAAGAGAGGTTTCCCCCGTACCTAAAGTTTCGGGCTTAAAGTTTCTCAGAGATAGCAACCCTGTTGTATAGTCGATACTTCCGATATTCTTATTAACTATGATCTTGGTGGTTCCTGATTCTTTATAGATTCGAATGTTGCCATATCCATCATCATCTAAAAAACAATCTACAATAGGTTTAACAACCGCAGATGAAGTAGCATCGCGATAACCGAAAACGGCACTCGACAGAATCGGAGTATATCCATCAATTGGATGGAATAGCGGGTTATCAAACTTAATACTATATGGTGCAACTCTTCCTAAACTTGGCTCAAATCTCTTAGATAATGTAATTTCGACTGAGTTGGACAACACAGCACCCGATGATCCGTCAATTGCGGATGAGAACTTAGACAGTCTGAAATTGCGCTGAAATAATTCTAAGTAAGATGTGCTAAATGCCTTAATAAGATCAACAAGTCGAGCCTCAATTCCCGATTTATTCAGAGTGGTTTTTGCTTCATCATAGTAAAGAGTAACATTCGGATTGATGTATAGGATATCGGGGTCTACTACCTCGGGCATAATTGTAACTAGATTTCGCTCGCCCAAGATGGTTCGTTCGATTGCCTGTTTTTCGGCACTTGATAATCGAGTACCTACTTTTGGCTTGATGCTAATATATACCTTTCCATATTGTGGAGGATCGTTTTCTTCACCTCCCCAAATGAAGAACGAATCTGCTCTATTTGCATATTCTCGACCAAGAAGTGCTTTATAATCATCTGCTGTGACAGCCCTGTCTTGTGCTTGATAGTTTCTTGGAGCATAATATTTGATAGATGCAATATCTTCACTGTCCTCGCCACCGAATGAAAACAGCACCTTTCCATCCGCATCAGTATTGATTCTTACTTCATTTACGCGGGAATCGTTGCAGGTAATGGCTCTTCTTGCATTTGTTTCCTCATAGCCAATTCCATTTCCAAGAGAACCATTTGTGACAAGATATCGAAGATTGATGACATTGCCATTTTCAATTGCTTTACCAAGGATCCCATCACCAAAATAAATTTCCCAAAATCCATCTCTGCCCTCTTGAATGAAAAACACATTTGAAGTTGAGTCTAGTTTATTAATGTCGGTTGCTTTTTTCCATAACTGAGACGATCCTGTAGTATCGCTTTGTGATCGCTGAACAAATACTCTAATCGTGTCAATATCTACATTGAGATCGGGAATAGTAAATCTTGCCTCTGTGCCACCCTGTGTGTTTGCCACATATGCAACCTGTTTTGTATATCCCTGATAAAGGGTGACATCCTGTACAATATTCTCACCCGACCTACGAACTGCTTTATAAGTATCCAAGGTGACAAAATTGACTGCTTTGCCATCAACATCTTTACCACGAAAGACGGTTCCTGTTTCAATAAATTCTTTGCCCTGAATGACTCTCTGTGTGAATGCATCAACTGTATTGCCACTTGGTGTCATTACAACATCGACTATGAGTTGTGCTGCCTTTTTTGATCTTGGTGTATAGTTTAAGTGCTTTGCAAGAGAAACAACCGATGGTCGCATAATTGCAGAATCAATGAATGACTCATTTGCTGCCATATTTGCATAAAACGCCTGATAGTGTGTGTTGTATGCAAGAAGATCGAGAAGGATTGATAGTGCCGAACCTTCAAAGTTGTAGTCCTTGAACTGCTCTTGACCACTCAAGTACTCTTTTAAGTTTGCCTTGATTTCATCAAACTCAAGCGATTCGATTGGTGTATTTGATATGTTACTCATCTTAGCCTCTGTAAAGCGATTGTGGTTGAGAATACTCTTTGAACATTACGAATAGTGAAGTGAATTGTGATACGAATCTCATTCCTATCTAGCACATCTACAATATCTACAATTGCATTACTGACTCTTTTCTCATAATTTCGAATGACCTCTGAAATTCGCTTTTTGAGTTCAATCACCATTATGGGTTCGATCAATTCAAATAGCATATCTTGCACCCCTGAACTAATCTCGGGATGAAATGGCTTCTCTCCCCTACGATAGAGAATTAAATTTCGCAAAGATCGTTTAATTGCCTCTTCGTCTCGGCGCAATGCAACATCTCCCGACAGTGGATTGCGGTCAAAGTTGATATCAAGATCGATAGAGGTGTTTTGACTTTTAAGCATTATTGTAGTGCCAATTCAAGTTCGATATAGTCCCGTGCTTGCTCAAAATGTTGTCTGATTTTTTTTTCTTCTTCTACTGTTGGAACTTCTGTTTCGTGAAACCATTCTAATTGCACAAATCCAATATACAAATCCTGTTTCATGATTGGTAAAATGCTGTATCGAACAATTCCATTTGACTTGTTATATGACCGAAAATAGCCATCAGGCATATTTTCTGTTATGTAAGATCCTGGGCTATTATCTCGCATATTTTCGATGAGGTTCCAAAACATTGTGACCAAAATACCCTGTAGGTTTCCCCCGTCATATACCACTCCCCGTTCACATGATTCGTGGGTGATACTGAATTTTTTCATGGGAGTTCCATCAAGAAATTTTCCACCATTGTGGAAATATCCAATTTTTGCTTTTTCTGCACCTGTCTGAATTCTTAGCCCCGTCAAAGTTTCATGGATATTTGTGTGCTTTAATTGAAAATTTGAACCCCTAGAATTTATAGAAGCCTCTTCGATATAAAGTTTGTCTTCTTGTTTTTTCTTTGATCTTGCATATGCAATACCTGTGAGAACGCCACCGATAACTCCCGAGGCGGCGATTCCAAGTTCAAACCAAATTTGAATTAATGGTGAACTCATAGTGTATTAACCTCCACAATAAACATTTGTACTGCCTCTAGCACAGGCAGACCCACAATGAACAGGATCTGCTACCCGTGCTGCGGGAAGGCTATTGATGTTAACAGAAGACGATCCAATTGCTGTTTTGCTTATATGGCAGTTATCGCCACAGCAATGAGTTGCCCATTTATCGCCCTTTCGATGCCATCCAAGACTGTTAACGAATACATTCTTTGATCCTTCGAGATTTGGTCTTGGTGGAAAGCATCGATGTCCTGTGCATATGTCTGTATGTCTATGTGCGGCTGGCATAAAACTCCTTTAGCAACTTCGAAAGTATCCACGATCTTTCATGGTGGCAAGATATTCTTTATTTGTCACAGGGAATCCATCAATGAACATCTGATTTCTGATATTTAGGATGAATTCATCTCTGTCCGATGACCAATTGTTGTCTGCGTCAATTATAAACCTTCCGTCAATGTAATTGCTCGGCAATAAAGAATCAAATGCCCTTGCTACAAACCCAATTCCCTTGGCAATCGGGAACCCTGCCCGATATAGGGAAGCAGATCCTCGCTTGGCATAGTTGTCTTCTGTAAACTTCCTAGGAGTCTGTTCACCATAATTAAACCCAAAGGTGTCTGCCGCAACAATATCCCGATCCTCTTGAGGAATTCCTGCGGGATTGGTAAGCCCAAATTCCAAGGGAAAGATATCATCCAAGTCATCAATTTTTCCATACAGATGCCCCGTATCGATATCGAGAGTCAAACTTGGGGGGAATACACCTTCTACAATTGCATATTTAATCGGCCCACCTGTTGGAGGGGGAGCACCAACATAATTGTAATACACTGCAACAAGTTTTAAACCAATGCTACAGTCAACACCCTGTTCTTCGGGGCGAAGAACCCTTTGCTGTTCAAATATTGGTCTAGATGGAGAAGTTTCATTGTATGACCGATTCATCAAAGAAGGACTCATCCAAAGAATATCTTCGGTTATTGCGTCTGTCAGGGATTCATCCTGTTCGACAATGTTCAATTCACCGAACCCATCGGGATAATAAAACTCAATTGGAAGAATTCCTGTCATATTCGCTGCCATTAGAACTCTCCTGCATCAATTTCATCATCTAGACTCTTGACTGTAACATCAGGAGATTCGAGGATAATGTTCGGATTGGTACCATATGGAACAGGCTCTGCAACAAACGGATCAATCGGCTGTGCTGTGTCAAATTTCAACGCATCCCCCATTTGAGGAATTGGTGGAACATCAACTGTTCCTTGAGGCTTACCGCATGAGATTGTCGGAATGCTCCCTTGGATTGCTGCTGAAATATCACTAACAGCACTGTTCAGTTTTCCAATAACTCCTAGAATTGCATCAGAAGCAAATTCAAGAGAAGGAAGAGTTATGCCATTGATACCTGCCATGATTTCATTTAGTGATGGAAGATCGCCCAATTTTAGGTTTGGAAGATCAAGATCAAACGAGGAAGTATCTCCCATGAATGCACATATATCGATATTTGGAACACTTGCGAGATCGCCGCGCTGTGCAGTCAATTCGTTAATGCTCTTCTTTGATTCCGAAAAATTAGTAGCAACAGGGACATTCACCATTCCCTTAATACTAACCTCTTCGCCCGTTGATGCTACTGATTTGTCTGCTGCTCCCAATGCGGCATAACTTTTTGTCTGATTGTCTTGCTCAAAGGTATATGTTTCAATATCCTGTGTTGTGTATACAGAACCTTGAGCACTTCTTGATGGAGTTGTTGCTGTAACGGGAACTGATCGATTGGGAATATTAAAACACATAGGTTATTTTCGATTCTTTATTTGTAAATCTGTTGGGCTAAGTCGATCAATCAATCCATTGACAAGACCTCTTGCTTTGCTCAAGAGTGTCTGTATTCTTGATGCATTTTCACCTTCGGGATTTAGGTCTATACGCGGTGCCACAATAACCATATTTCCTTCGCTTGCCAAGGTGTATGTTCCTTTGACTTTATGCAAACAATTTCCACCAACATCAGTGGTCATATTGCCTTTGACATACATCTTTACATCACCACCAACTTCAATTTCAAGATCTTTTCCCATCATTATCTTCAATGTTTTGTTTGCATTGAAGGAGCAATTTCCCTTAACGAGAATCATCTTATCGTTTGTCGTAATGTCCCATGCATTACCAACAACCTTGTGAACTTCGCTTCCTCTTGGATGAATTTCAGTAAATGTGCCCGAGCAATGATACCAATGAATTCGTTCTGCCCCTGGCGTATCATCATATTCAATAACATGTCCTGCCTGAGATTCATATACATTGTTGAACGGATATTGGGCTGCATATGGAGTTTGTGGTTCTGCCCAAAAACCATACAGAGCAGTTGCACAAATTTCTAATTCATTTTTCTTTTTCTGTACAATGGTATTTTCGATTTGCTCGTTTCTTGCAAGGCGATTCGTATCTGCCTCGCCCATTCTAGAGATCAATGGATAAAGACCATCAGGATCAGCAAATCCCATTTTTGGATCAATTGTTGGATTCTTGGGAAGTTGATATGGTTTAATTCCGACATCATTTTTTGCAGCATCCAACGATGCGAGGATTTCAGCCTTTTTGCTTTCTACTTGATTTGCAAACAGTTGTTTGATATTTTCAGGATCTGCAAACGGAATATTAGGTATCTCTGAAAGTTCCCAAGGGATAGGAATATTTACAGTGTTAATGCCGCCAATTGATCCCATAACAACAGGCTCTTGTGAATTCGTACCGTCTCGAAAGAATCCAATAACCCATGCTCCCTGAACAAGCCCCGTAGGAGACCATCCCTTGCCCGATACCGATGTGCTATTTACAGGCATAAGCACATGCGCCCATGGAAGATCCTGTGTTGGTATTTGTGTCTTGTCGTTTGTGTGCCATCCAAGAACGCGAACACGAACGCGACCCAATTTTAACGGATCGTAAATGTCTTCGACAACTCCTTGCCACCAAATGAAGCCATTCTTCCCCATGTATTCTGCTTTTGTTGGTTCTTGGCTTGTGCTCATGATGTCTCCAGTGCAAGTTCTGCTTTTTTGTAATCTGCAATTGGTTCTGAAAACGAATCTCTCGATACGGTCATTGTCATCAGATGTTCTCTATCTGTAACAACATGCTTAATGGCAGTAACCAAATATCTTCCTTTGAGATAATCGTCTTCATAGTTGTCTTTATTTTTAGTCGATTCCTTTGAGATTGTCTTGAAATCTATCACTTGACCAACCACAACATTGGTATCTCCATAGCAGTTCATTATAAGATTGATGGAATTGATTTGATTAAGCAACGACTGTCGAATCAGAATAGTTTCGTCAGGATCACGCACCTGCACCAATCCCGACATCGTATGTGTTGTGTTGGGATAAAACCGAATATGAGACTCTACTGCATCGGTATAATCAATCTTTCCTCTTGGGACTAAAGGATTTTTCTCTAAATGAGATCCATCATTCATAAAGGACTTATCATATTTAAATTGAGTTGAAGCCCATGTTTTTGTAGTCATATCATGAGTCAATATTGCCGATGCAAGCATTCCCAAACTCTGTTGTTTGATTTTGTCTGTCATATCCTCAATAACATATGATTGTATGTTTCTGAGTTCAGACTCTATCATTCTTGTCCCATCATTGCTTCGAAATCCATCGGGATAATTTGTATATGTGAATGCGGGTGCTGCTTTTTTCAAAGCGGAAATTGGAACAAAATGATGTCCTCGTGAATTCTGAAACAACACATAATCACACATCGAAGTGTTATTTTTTGCTCTTGCCTGATGTGCTAACCAATTGATTGCATATAGTGGTGTCCAATAGGGAATAACATATGAGCGAGTATCATAAGTTTCCACAACTGATGACAAATGAATCTTGTCATCGTCCAATGCTTCCCCAAGAAGACCGACTGCACCCCCAATCGCGGCACCAACAACTGCACCAATTAAAGGAACTGGTGTCCCAATAAGTGCTCCTGCCGCCGCGCCTCTACCAGCAGCCGAAAGCAATCCATTATTTTCTCCATTGTCTATTGCGAGATACTCATCAAATATACTGCTTACCATTTGTGAAACAGGCATATTCACATACGATTTTGAAATTTTGCTCTGCATGCTCTTAATTGCCTGATGCGAGACAAATTCAATTCGAATCATTTGTGCCGACTCTTGTGCTGTTTCGGTCAGTACTGAAATCTTGTAAGTTCGAAACACCAACCTAACAGGATCGCTGCCGCGCATCGGGGTTCGATATGTGATTGTAAGTGTTTCTGCTCCTATGATAGGAAAGTTCTTCGCCATATTCATCGAATCGATAAGCGTAATACTTCCCGACATGCAATTAGAAAAGATGTCTTCGTAGATAACAAAATTCTCAAATACACCCTTGAGACTCATAGTAAATCCAGTGTAAGACTTAAGAGTAATCTCGTCTATCGAGACATCTCCTGGTTTATTCATCGTATCACTGCCGCTTTGTGTCATTTATTGCCTCACCGAGGAAGGGATGTCTGAAATAATTTTCTAAAATCTCTGAGGAGTGGATCGATATATTCAGGACGCATAATCTTGATATTTCGCTTTTTCTCATTGACTGTTTCTTCATGTGATATATTGGTAATGCTATTTGCATATCCCAAGGAATCGCCATTTTCGTCCACCCCCATATCAATGATTTCAACTCTTCCCAAAACATATCGATCAATGAGCGAGGAAAAACTCTTCTGTCTGCTCCCATCATTGGCTAATGATGTGGGACGATAGAGTGGGGAAATTACTTCGCCATCACTCCTTTCAAAGTGATGAAGTGCATATTGATTATTATCAGTAATTCTTACCATGGGAGCCGATATTTGCTTACCTTCGCTAGTTACGGTGTAGATGTCACGAACCAATCTAGTCGGATCGCCAATAACACTCGAATTTCTTGCCGCTTCTCCCTGAAGAGAAAAACTTCCTGTGATGTTCTCTACTACAATTTTGTACAAATTAGGATCCCACAGTTTAATGGTTGCTGTTGCCAAGACTGTTCCGTCTAATGCCTTTTGTTGTATGACATCACCAACCTCAAAATGAACAACTCTACGATCCAACACCATCCTCTTATCAACATCAAAAAGCATCGGAGGGTATATGAAAATTGCTTTTCCTGCATATACCGATTGCATTTGATGTTCCATTTCATTAATGCTTAGGGGCCAACTAAAGAACGGATCCAATATTTCATTGAACAGAAGAATGATCCAATGATAATCAGATCGCCCATATATGCGATTTGCTAAAGTCTCGGGTTTTTCCTCATCCTTGATTGTATACTCAAGATATCCCGACTGCGATTCTTTGATGCTATCTATGATCTTTCCTCGGGTTAATATATTTCGAGCAATGACCGTATTGCCATTACTATCCTTATATCCAACATTAGATAAATAATTGAAGTATCCCATGTATTGCCTTATGGTGATTGATCTTTGCCCAATTGCCAGCCAAACCTATCTCTAGTGAGAATTTCAAGTTCGCTGAATGTCAGTGACATTGTGATTTTTGTTGGTGCCGCACCAAACTCATCTTGATTAAATGTTGTGAAAGTAGTGTCTTCTCCATATTTAATACTGATTGACTTAAGAGCACATTTCAATATCTGTGGCAAATATCCATTCAAGGTGCCATCAGCCATTAAGAAACTAATTCCAAATTCTGCGGGATAATCCAAGAAGCGACCACTTCCCGCCGACCTTTTGGGGTGAGCATAATATTTCAGTAATCCAATAATTTCATGACAAGTCTGCATTTCTTCTTGATTTCGTGGAAGAAAGGTATATGCAAAGTTAAATTCACGCCGCTTGACTTCTTTGAAAGTATGCAGTGCCATTGGATTTGTTACTTGTCGCTGCTGTGCTGATGCAAATTTAGAAAATGTTCCCGATTCTGCACCAACCAAATCTCCCAAAGAATCAAGTACTTTGAGATTTGCAAGTCCCAATTTCTTACCAATATCTCTTGCACTTGCCTGATCTCCCTGTGCAATTGCCTTTGCTAATTTGAGATTGTCTAGTCCTGCCATACTGCTATCTTCATATTCAAGACCATAACCAACCTCAAGCCCTGTAGGCATATAGAGGTATATCGATTGAAGAATCTTCTGTGTCAGTCCCGACAATCCCGTTTGTTCTTCGGTATAAGAGTCTCTTCCCAATCCCTGACCCTGCAAGTCCCCATCCACGAGTGCTTGCTTTCCTGTATTGAAGATTGCCCCGATGCCCTCTAAGATTGCACCAGCCCCCGCACCAATCATTCCCGCAATATCAGTTGGTTGAGTTTGTGGTTTTTCACCTTTACCAATAGAACTGGTCATATTATCAACAATACTGTTTGTTATTGCCTGAAATTGATTCCGTTTTGTATCAAGGGTACCGCCCCCTGTATCGTATATCTCAATCTTCATAACACTTTGTAGGGTCGGATTACTCAATAAGTCATATGGATATTTGTAATACCCCTCAGATTTTCCCCTACCTGTATTGTAAAGTCGATCTTCAAATTGACTCGAAGAACGGGAAAGCAGTGCCTCAACAGCACGAATTTCGTTTAGATTTTTTACGCTACTGTATTCTTGCATATAGTGTATTTAGATGTCTTTGATAAATAGCATATACGGGAGAACCCTCATCGCAAACAACAAATCATATAAGGGAAAATACACACCGAAGCGACCCGAAAAGTATAAGGGAGACCCATCAATGTGCTTCTATCGGTCATTGTGGGAAAGGCGCGTAATGGTTTTTTGCGATGAAAACGACTCAGTTACTAAATGGTCTTCGGAAGAAGTGGTTGTCCCGTATATTTCGCCTGTCGATGGGCGTAAACACCGTTACTTTGTGGACTTTTGGATGTGTCTTAAAAAGCCTGATGGTGGGATTGAGGAGTGTTTGATCGAGGTCAAACCCAAAAAACAAACAATAAAACCCGAGCAACCCAAATCAAAACGAATTTCCAAATCAAAGTTGTTTGAGATTAGAAATTGGCTGATCAACTCTGCAAAATGGGAAGCAGCAAAAGACTATTGCACAGATCGCGGTTGGAAATTTCGGATTCTAACAGAAGAAAACATCTTCGGTAAGGCTGGAAAATGACAAAACAACAAGTAGTAAAAGTCCTGAAAGGGATGCAAGGAACAAATCTTCAACTCGGAGATGATCGAACAACTCGTTGGTTAGCAACAAACCTATCCAAAATCAAAACAACTATGAATCAAAGAAACTTCATAGATTCAGGAAAAACAATTGTTCGAAAAAGTCTGACTCCTGGCAAGATGGTGTTCTATGGATATAACCCCAAAACGAAAGACCAACTCATGTTTTGGGATGAATTTCCAATTACCATCATCCTTCACCCCCAAAAAGATGGATTTCTTGGTCTCAATTTGCACTATCTACCCCCGTCAGGAAGAGCAAATTTTTTAAACAAACTCCTCAAATATGTCTCCGACCCTAATTGGATAGCACATAACAACACAAGCGTAGAGTTCAGGGTTACCTATGGCATGCTCAAGGGGTCAGCGATCATGAAGGCATACCGACCATGCATCAAGCGATACTATTACAAACATATCGTATCAAAAGTTGCATTTATTTCTCCCAATGATTGGAAGACTGTTCCTTTCTTCCCTTTAGACAGATTCAAGGGTGCAAGTCGAAGCGATATATGGGCACTCGCATGATAGATACTCTATAGAAACATGGATATAAGCAGAATACAAGCAGTTACGCCAGAACAAGCATACCAATCGTATGTTAAGAATCCCGAACCATCATTTCAGGATTCTGTCTATGGTCGCGCACGAGATACGGGATGGGCATCGGGTAACCGTTGGCTCACGATGATATTCCCAAATCAAAAGGTGCGAGATGCCATCGGCATGAATTTTGTTGTAGATGTTGCACGATTGGCAACCACCTGTAAATCAGTAGCCATGAACGAACAGTCATGGTATAGCACCGAGCAAAATTATATTGATGCAGGGCCAAACCGCGTATTTCCATACAAGAGGAATACGAATAATGCTTCAGGTATAAAAATTCAGTTCAACTGTGGTACTGATATGTTTGAGAAGGAGTTCTTTGAGACATGGCTCAGATATATCCAAAATCCATTTACTCGCCAATGGCGATATTATGATGAATATGCAAAGGGGAGTGAAATATTCCTAATGCTGCTCCCCAATCATGTTCAGAATTTTGAAATGGCAATGCAAGCAATGTATAATGGTCAAATTGTTGGATATCGGTTTACTGAAGTCTATCCATTTTCGATGAATATGAATGGTGGATCTCTAAACTATACAAATATCAATGAACCGCTGTTCTCGGATATTGGATTTATGTATCACGATATTCTTCCGCTTTTACCTACCCCAATCGCATATAGCAACACATTGCCCACAGTAACAGATACGGGCTATCCTGTTATCGAGAAGGATAGATTCAAGGATATCCTAACGGCAAGTCAGTTGGGTATTGACAAAGCAGTCAACGGGTTTGCTCTAGGAACGATTGCGGAGCGTGGAGCGTTCAATGCCCTCCGAGGACAGCAGCAGAGCATCCTGACAGCATATACACGGCAACTAGAGGAATATAAAACACAGAATCTCCCCCGTGGTGTAGATGGCAGAGTTGTATATGCGACCCCAAGACAGGGCGGTCTACAGGGAATGCTGACTCAAATGTCGCAAGTTCAAGGATTTTTTGGAGAAGGCTTCTTTGGCAACGGATTTAACCCCTAACTTTTTATTATAGGAGATCGTAATGGCACTTTCAGGAATTCTCGCATCAGTACCGAAACATCAGACAACTTTGCCTGTTAGTGGCAAAAAGATTGAGTATCGTCCATTTATTGTCAAAGAGGAAAAAATCCTCTTTATGGCATCAGAAAGCAAAGACGAAAAAACAATCAATAGTGCAATTCGAGAAGTGATTTCGGCATGCACGGGTGGAACTGTTGATGTATTCAAGTTGCCGATTGCAGATATGGAATATCTATTTCTCCAATTGAGAAGTCATTCTGTTGGAGAAACCGCAAAACCAAACATTAAATGTTCAAAATGCGAGATTCCAAATGAATGCGAAATCAATCTCAAGGAGATTAAACCAACCATAGATCCAAAGCATACCAAAGTAATTACGGTTGTAGATGATATTAGCATACAGATGCGATATCCAACCATGGACGATCTTCAGGATATTACCACACAATCCGATGTTGAACGAGCACTTACAATATTGGTCAAATCGATTGATAAGGTGTATCAGGGCGAAATCATTCATAATGCTGCTGAGATGGACGAAACAGAAGTTCGCAACTTTGTGGAAGAACTAACACAAGATCAATTTAAGCGGCTCTTTGAGTTTATTGAAACCATGCCCAAATTGGAAAAGAAAGTTGAGTTTAAATGTAAGAGTTGTGGACATGAAAACACTACAGTACTCAAGGGGATCACAAGTTTTTTCTCGTAGCCTCCACTCATGACAATTTATTGAATATGCTCTCGGTTAACTTTGCGATGATGCAGAATTTTCACTACACACTTGAAGACCTTGAAGGCATGATGTCATGGGAACGGAGGATTTATATCGAACTGTTGATGCAGCATCTAAAGGAAGAAAAAGAGAGAATGGAATCGATGAAGAGTCAGGAACGATAAAGGATAAGTCAGATGGCAGGAGAACCAACAAACCAATCAGGACAGCCAACGCCACCCATCAACCAAGATGGAATTGCTATTCCTATTCAAACTCCTCCTCCACCATCGTCTCTTCAACCCACATTTGATCCTGAAAAAGAAAAGGCAGCAGCAAAGGCACTTGAAGATTTTCAAGCAACTATAAATCAAGTCGAAAAGGATTCCCAAAAATACATAGCAACGCTTAAAAAACTTGAGCAAGTCGAGTCTAAGCATAGCGAAAAAAAGCAAAAAGTTCTTGCTGCTGAAGATAAGAGATTGGAGTTTGAACGCAAATCTGCAACTGAAAATAAGAAATTCAGGGATGCCACAGGCGAATGGAAATTGTCCGTTGATGGTGCAAGAGAGGCAATGGATTCCCACGAGGCAGAACTCAAACTCTATAATCTAGAAATTGAAAAAGCAACAAAAGAACAAAATGCTGCAAGAGTAGAACTGTCCGAAGTTCGACAGGCTGCTATATTGGAAGGAAGTCAGCGGAAACAAACTGAACGATCATTAGAATCTCTTAAGACCACAATTCTTAGCACTGCTAGTAATATGGCAGATGTTCTTGGCCCTGAAATGGGTAAGATGACTAAGGCATTTCAGGGAGTTTCGGATACTTTTACCGAAATACAACAAAATGCCAAAATCAGAGACAATGAAATTGGTTTAATCCGAACAGCAGATGCCAAAAAACGAATAGTTGAAGATACCAAATCCGAAATTATTCGAAGAGAAAAACTCAACGAAATTCTTGCAAAAAAGAATGCAGAAACAGAAGGAACAAAACT